TACCTTAATTGTTGGTTTTGTTTTGGGAGTTTTACTTTCCTAGTAAACCACCAAGTATTGTTTGATTTTCTTCTTGATCAAATAATCCAGAGCCTAATGGCAATGCTGGAACAGCAGCAAACATCTCTGGGCCAAACTTTTTAAACAATTCTTTTCGCTCTTCAGGCGTTGAATAGTAATAAAGGTCTTTTAAACCTTGATTCCTTAAATATTCAACTTAAATGTAGTTTATAACATTAAAAATAGTTTGTCAACTAACGGTGTAGATTTATTTTATGTCAAGCATAAATTTTTATAATTATTTTTAAATGTACGTATGGTATAATAGTTATTTAATAATTCTTATGTACAAAAAGGATAACATATGCATCGTGGTAGACCGCCAGGGCTTAGAAATAGATTACGTAATGAGTTTAGTGACAAGTTTGATGAATTAACTATCAAGCGTGGTTTTGACCCAGTAGATGGTATGATTTCTCTTGGCGCTGATATTACTCAACGTTTGAAAGATGAAGATCTATTGCCAGATTGGAGAGTATCGTACGGTAACCTGCTAGCCAAAATATGCCAATCATTAATGGTATATAAATATCCTAAGATGCAAGCTATTCAACTTAAGATTGATGATGGTCCAACAGTAGGTGAAATACTCGATGAAAGAATTAATGAAATACTAGGGGAAAAATCATGCCAAAAAAATCAGGATTGATGGGCGATAAAACAACATCAAAGATTCCAAAAACAGCAAAAGAAAAAAAGATGTGGGTCCGTGCTAGACAGATAGCAGCTAAAGAGTCTGGAGCTAAGAGTGATAAGTCTATGCCATGGGAATTAGTAACCACTATATATAAAAAAGAAAAGGGAGCGGATAAGGTTGCTAAAAAATCAGATGTAAAGAAAGCTAAGATTAGTAAGGCTGTTAAAAAATACACTAAACCTGACGAAAAGAAAAAGCGTTAAGGAGACTACCGTGCCGAGTAATGCTGATGCGCTAGAAGCGTATTTAAAGGATGATTTACCACTAGCGCCGCAGCGCCAGAATAAAGTGCTTGGCTCTTATCGTGAGCCTTTAAGCATTGGTGAAATTAGTAATTTAGCGGCTCAGGGATTATGGAGAGGCATTAAAAATGTCGGCAGTGAGATTGCTAAATTTCCTGGAGATATTTTTTCGGCAATTCAACACCCTTTAGACGCGTTAAAAGGTGGTGCTTATACTGCTGGACAAGCAGGTAAAAAGATTGGTGCAGGTGAAACATATTTAGCTAATCTTGTTGGTGATTTCGCTTTACCACCTGAGTTTAAAGGATTGGCAAAATTTAAACAGCCACAGCAAGATGCATTAGAAGATTTGCCAGTCGGAGCAAATCCAAGAGCGTTCCGCGGTGGCTCAGCAGCTGCCCTCCTTGCGGCTCCTGCAGTTGGAGAAGGATTGCTGGGCGCCGCCCTCACTGGTGCTGGAGCGGGTGCGTTATTAGCTCCAGAAGGTGAGACTATTAAAAACACACTAGGTGACGCGCTAACTGGTGCATTGCTACATGGAGTTTCAAAAGTACCATCTGGTATTAACGCTGCAATAGCACGTACGGCAAGAGGTCGTACACCAAAAGATGTTGTTTATCAACGGGAATTATCATTACCTGATGATGCTTCAGTATCTATCGGTGATTTAACTGGAAACCCTACTTTTCAGTGGCTTTATCATGATGTTATTGGTGGAGTTCCAGGAAGCGGTGTTGAAGGTGCAAGACATGATTTAGTAGAGGCTATTAGAGATAAATCAGCTAATTTAATAAAAATTTTATCACATGGTCATTCTGATGCTGCCATAGGTCAATCAATAGCGGATGACGTACGTGATTTATATGATAGATTAAATAATGAGTCACGCGCTCACTTTGAAGCTATTGGCTCAAAAGCAGCTGAAAATAATGTAACTATGCCATCTACTAATACTAAGCTACAGCAAAGAGCAAATGAATTAATCACACAACTTAATAGAACACCTAAAGAATATTTACCATCTGTTGACGCAGAGTTTGCTAATGACTTATTAAGATTGTCTGGCGGTAAAAATAAGTTCAATAAAGAGTTGTCAGTAAGGATTGGTGGTGATGTTGTCCCTATGCAGGAGTGGCTTAAAAAACAAATTCAAGAGCAGTCACCAGAAGATATGATTGAGTCTAACTATGACTATACAGTCCCAAATGCAGTTCAATCACGTAGTGCATTATTAACTAAAGCTCGCGATAAAGCAGGTAAATTAAAAGACTATGAATCTAAGATGTATAATGATTTAGCTGATGCTCAGTTAGAAGACATTGAAGATGCTGTTAGTAACGCCGGTGTTCCTGAATTAGCTGACGATTTAAGAGGTGCTTTAGAATTCCATAGGAAAAAATTAGTTCCTCTAAAAGGCAATAAGACTATACGTAATATGGTAAATGGAAAATATAATGATAAAAATATTCACACAACTCTTTCTCATAAAGATTATGAAGCAGTACTAGAACAACTTCCTCAATCAACAAAAGATAAAATTCTTTATATGCATCTTGAGCCCAGATTGTTTAAAGATGAAATGGATAATATTAAGGCAAACCCTCAAGGAATTGTAAATAAATATGAAAACATCGATGACGCAACTAAGTCAAGAATATCTAGGCCTGAAGTCGAGCAAGATATAAAGCAATTAAAATCATTAGGTAAGGTTGCAGAAGAGCCTTTAAAACAAAATCAGCGTGCATTTACAGGCGGTAGAAATACTAAAACTGCAATTGCAGCTCTTTATGGATTGGACTTATTAAGCAAGTTTCATCAAGGTGACTACTTAGGTTTGGCATTGCATGGAATTGGAATTCCTTTATTAGCAAAATTTGGCGGTAAATATCTAACCTCTCAACGCTTAAAAGACTTAGCATCCGGTTATGCTATGCCAGGTCGCCCATTATTTAACGCATCACGACTTATTAAAGCATCTGAAGCTCAAGAGCCATTGATGAATATTAATGTTGTTCCAAAAAATCAGAATCAACAACAATCAAATGTGGATGAGTTAGCAAAGTATTTAGGCTATCAATAATGTGTTATGATTGTTAACATATTGTACAATTATGTTAACCAAATTAGGAATTTTTAACAGATGGGAATTGAAACCTGGTCAAAAACAGCAGCATCTAATACTCAGGCGGAGCCAGTTGGTATAGTTGGTTCACGTGATACTCCAAGTGACGTAGATAATTGGGGCAGAGATAAGATGGCTGGCGTACGTGAATGGTATGAAACTGCTGAGTGGATTGATTATGGAGGAACTGTTACACAAACAGATAGTAACGAATATACTATTGAAAATGATGTGACAAGTTTCTATATTCCTGGAAGAAGAGTTCAGCTATATGGTTCAACTCTTGGTTATCTTTATGGAACAGTTGTTTCAAGTTCGTATAGCTCTCCTAATACTACTATTGTTGTAGATGTTGATGGAGGAACTGCATTAACTACTAATCTTTCTCGTTCGTGGTATGGAATTTTATCTCCTGATAACTCAAGCGTTCCTACTCATATTCTTAATATTGGAAATATACTTGTTGCTTCAGATTTTAGAACTGCACCATGGCAAACTGGTACAACAATTACAGCCTCAAGTAGCGCAGCTCCAGCTGCCGCTGTTAATAATGATGGTTCGTACATTGTAGACAACAATATTCTAATCTCTGATGGAGATGATATTGTTGATATACAACAAGCATCTGATAAGTCATTTCAATTTGTTGTTCAAACTGTTAACAAACAATTTGGTATTGTTCAGTTAATTGAAAATGAAAAGATGCAGAGTATATTAGATTATGGTTATGTATCTTTGGCATTTGAAGCAAAGGGCGATAACTCTCAAAATGTTAGGGCTGCTGTTTTATCTTGGACTGGAACTCAGGATGAGCCTACTAAAGATATTATATCAGCCTGGGCTGGTGGCGGAACAAATCCTACATTTGCAGCTAATTATACTCTTGAAAATACACCTACAAACTTTACGCTTTCTAATGATTATCAAACTTTTTCTATACCAAATATATCTATAGATACTGCAAATGTTAAAAACTTAGCAGTTGTCATATGGTTAGATGACACGACAACTAATACAAATGATACAATTAACATTAAAAGATGGAAACTTCAGATATCGCAATCAATTGGCGATTTTGAGTATATATCTCCTTCAGATTCATTATTTGACGCTCAGTATTATTATGCTAAATCATTTTTGAAAAGCGTTGCTCCAGCTAGAAATGCTGGTGCATTTGGGTCTTTAGCAAATATCTCTTCTGGAACAGCAATTGGCGCCTTAACAGTTTGTTATAATTTCCCAAGAACTATGCTTGCTACTCCGTCTATAATAACTTATAACCCAGTACAAAATAATTCTGATTGGTACGGAAGTCCTGGCTCTGTATCAGCTTTAGTTATTAATAAGTCTGAAAGAACATTAAATATTAGCAATGGCGGAGTTGTTGTTGATCAAATTAGATATGAAATTCACATTACAGCAGATTCAAGGATTGGAGTATAAGTATGGCTAATTTAAAAATAAGTGCATTGACTGATGGTGTAACACCTGGTCCGAACGATGATTGGGTTGTGGCGAGAGAAGGTGCTAACTATAAGATAACAGGTGTAATGAATCAGTTTTTAACTACAACTTCAACGCCAACATTCCAAGCCCTTAATTTAAGTGGCAGCATAACTAGTACAAATTCTGGTGATAATTTATTTCAAGCTTCTACTTCAAAAACAACCATATACGGTACTAATAATGGTGTTGGTATAAATGGAAGGGTAGCAGCTTTAATAATTAAAGGTTCAATGGGCAGGAATTGTGGTATATTTTTTGATGATTCATCAAATGTTAATTACTGGTTAATTGGTCGAGAATATGCAGGCGGTGGCGCAAATCTAAATCTTGAGTTTAGATACCAAGGCACTCGAATAGCGTATTTTGAAGGAAGCACTACTGGTGACTTAAATCTAGCTAATGATTTAAATGTTACAGGAAATGTTAACGTTACGACAAACTTAAATGTAACCGGAACTGCTGGTATAACTGGCAATACAACAATTACCGGAACTATTGCTGCATCTAACTTAGGAAGTGGCCAATATATAGCAACAAATCTAGGAACAAGTGGTCCTATATCATCTGTTATAACTGATAGAATAGTATGGTCTCGATGTAAAGATGTTGTGACATTTGCTGGCAGTGTTTTAATTAATACAAGCGCTGCGAGTGGTACTGCTATTGTTTATTTAAACTTACCAGTGTCAACAACAATGCCTGATTCAAGTTATTTGAGGGGGTCAACAACATTCCAAGACCCAACGCAATATTCTGGCGTTACTTTAGTTAGAATGTATGGAGATACAACAAGACTTGAGATTGATATCACAAAGTCAACCACCTCGGCTGTAACATATAATGTTTTATTTAGTGGAACCTATCAAATTGTTTAATGGAGATAAATTATGGAAATTTCAGATTTAAAAGACAGCTCGGATGCTTTTTCTTTATATAATTCCTCTCTAATAGGAGAGCTTAATAGTATAAAAAACTCTTTGTCTCAAATTCAACAAATTGTTTCACTTTTACAAGCTTCATCTGCTTATAATTCAAATGCCACTGGACAACAAAAAGCAGCTGTTGCACAATTAAATGGATTTGTTACATCAACACTAGCTTCTATGCCAACTATTGAATAAGGTATATTTTCATGATTAAAAGACGTAGATCATCTAATTCAAAATCATTAAATGAAGATAAAACAATGACATTAACATTAGAAAAAGATGTTAAAAAGAAAAAATGTAAAAAGAAAAAAAAGATGATGTAATTATTCTAGCTCTATTACACCGGATCCATCTTCTAACAAGAATAGAAAGTCTCCAGACTCTTGAGCAAGAAAGTCAGCACCAGCTGCATCTGAAGCTGGCTCATAGTTATATCCTTTTAATATAATAAAGTTAAAAGGAAAGTCTAAAACCTCTTCATCGTTTATTAACATTACTATAGTCCATGTTCACGCATTAATGAATCAAAGCTAGGTTCGTTAAAGTATTTTGACTGACGTAAGTTATCAGACTCAATGTTAAGCAATTCTCTTTCACTATCTGAAATTTCGTGGTTTAGCTTTTCTTGTAAATAGTTAAATTCTTCACGTATTAATTTATGATTTTCAATATTATCAATATAAATTTTGTAGCAATCTTCAAAATTCATCTTAGTACACCCATGCTCTTTGACGCATAAATCCTCGAACTAATAAATTTTCATTAGTACCAGTTGGGTCAATATTGTTAACGTCTTTAATAATAAATGTATATCCTGGTGGAAGTTCAATATAAGGTAGTGAGCAATACAGGATATCATTAACAAATGATGTCGTATCATTCATATTTAAAGCAAAATAGTAGCTTCTATCTTCGCTTGGTCCTTGAGTTGCTCCAACATCTTTCTTTAATACTGTGCTTCCTTCTAAATCGGTTATTTCAAGTTGTAATAATCGATTTCCAACAGTTGCATTTGTAATATAGTGCGCTCTAATATTCGTGGGAATCCAAAGCTTATATGGTGGAGATACGAAAAATTTAACAGAATTGTTTAATGTTTCATCTACAACATACTCCGGAGTCCAGATTGGTTTGTTTTCCCACGACATATTATTCCCCTATTAGTCCATTTGGTATTCGACAACGGCATTAATTTTAACACTCGCTGTTGCAGTTCCAGGCGTTACAGTAGCTTTTACAGTTACGTATTGAGGTTCAGCAGTATCTGTTAAACTTACTCGGAATGGTAAGCCCTTAACACATACATGTCCAGCGCCTTGAGTAACTGCTGATGCAAATGCACTTAATGATGTATCAACACCAATATCCATTGGTGAACTTGCTGCACCACTAGAGTGATCTACATAAACACGTGTAATCCAACATTTGTTAGGTACGCGCATTAATTCTACAGTAGTAGCACTTGTTGAAATAACAGTTGAACCAGAATTGAACTCTACGACGTTAGTAGTTAATCCACCATAAATCGCTTTAGGTGACACATCATTAACGACTAAGCTTGAGCTTAAAGTTGCCATAGTTAATCTCCTTATACTGCTACGTCTTTATGACTTACGGCATATGTTGAAACAACAATTGTACCAAAGTCACTAGAGTTAAACACAGATTTTTTAACACCCCAAACAAGACCACCGCTGATACCAAGTTTGTTACCGTAGTCAAAAAGTTCTTCTGACCAAATAGCAGATTGACCACCAGATGCCTGACCAAATGCAATACAACCAGCTTGAGCGCCAGCGAAAATTGCCCGCCTAACATTTGTGGTTGTTTCTGGTACACGTTCATCTTCATGAATAACAACACCGTTATATTCACCAAGAGCGCCAGTATAGATTGGGTTATTGCTAATCTGACCACCAGTCATTGCAGCTTTTTGGATATCAAGCCATTGACCTGTAGCTGTATTAGTACGCAAGCTAAATACTTGGTAAGGATGTAAAATCATTACATATTTAGGTGCGCCACCGACCATAATAGGACGAATAGTTGGTGAAAGAACTTTTGCTTGCTCAACACATTGATCAATAAATGTAAGTTTAAATGAATTTGATGCGCCAGCTGATGCAACAGAAGCTTCAGTAGTATGACCACCAGCAAAGATATGGTGATTAACATCTGGAGCAGTAGTTGAGTTAGAGCCTGTATAACGTGTATCAGTAACACCTGTATTACCTGCTAATTGGTTAATAGCAGCTAAGTCAATACGACCGCTTAACCAATCTTGTAAACCCATCAATGCTTCATTACGAATAGAGAATGGAATGCGTTGTTCGCTCATTTTACCTTCAGATAAAACGGCGTTCCGTAATTGGTCAATAAAGATATTATCAGAATAAGTGATTAACGCTTCTTCTTGACCTTCAAGAGTAGCATCACCTGCAACACCTGCGTTATTTAACTGCATTCTCAAACCATAAGTAATACGGTCACCAGGACCTTTTTCTAAATTGGTTTGTTTGTAAATCATAGCGTTTTTATTATCGCCAATAAATTTGGCCATAATAGTTTGCTTTAATGCTTCATGAAATAGTTTCTTTTCCCAGACTTTTACCGCTAATGGATTATTGGGACCGTAATTTGTGGCTGACATAACCGTCTCCGTAATTAATTGATAAAATACCCTTTTAATCAAATTACGTTTGATTGGACGAAAGATGTCTTTAACGTTGACGAACGAAGATAGTCTATAACGTGACAATACGTTACTATATTGTATTTACTACAGACTATCTTGTCAAATTAGATTGGTTAAGTATTGACCATGAATTTATCAAATGCATCGCTAAACTCATCTCCGTCTAGCTCCATTAAGCGTTCAATAGTCATGCCATTATCAACTGAACCACCAGCGCCGCTTAGGCTTTTTGATTTAGTTTGGCCATTCTCTAGTGAATTAAATTTATCTACATTTTTATTATTTTGTGTAGACTCAGAGCGTTTAGGTGAATAACCTCTATTCATGGCAAGTTCATAAATAAATTCACCAGGATTGCGCTCATTAACAAAAGCATTTCTAACAACTTCAAGTTCATCTGCTCTTGCTCTTGTATAGGCTTCTTCTTGAGAATAACCACTTAACATATAGTTTTTAAGTTGGTTATTATAAAGATAAGTATATGCATCACTCAAATCTGGCTTTTCTCTAGCATATTCTTCCATAGCAGTTTGATAATGATTGACTACAGTTTGCATAGCTTGTTGCTGTGCTGTTTGTTGGTCGTATGCTTGTAATTTTTTCTCAGATTCTTGAATCTTTCTTGTTAGCTCTTCAATTCTTTTTTCAGTATAAGCAGTTGGGTTTTCTTTCTTTAACCTTTCAAGCTCATTAGCATCATCTTGTGATGTTGCTTGGCTTATTTTATTAACTAAGTCTTCATACTTTCTATTTAAGTCATCGTACTTATTCTGTATATCCTTTCTAGTCATTCTTTCACTATGAAGTCCCTTTTTATAATTTTCCATCTCACGTGAGATATCTTCTAGTGATTTTTGAGGTCTTTCATACTCTTCATCATTATTTACATCTTGGCTATCCATAACAGCGTTATCATTATCCTTATGTTGTTCGCTAGGAACTTCTTCATTTGGATTATGGTCTGCATTATTTGCTGCTTCACTTTCTTGTGATGCAGAATCTTCAACTAAAGGGGATTCCCCTTGAGTTTCAAAATACTTTTCATATGACTCTTCTGTTATGGACATAATTTACCTCTATTATTTACTTTTACCATTAAAAGCAGCTCCACCGTTTTCACCTTTAGGTATTGCGGTTTTATACTGTTTTAATACACCTTTCATTGTATCATTAACGCTCTTAGGCAATGGAACAACTTGATAGTCATCTTTCTTGCTTTCAGTCATTTTAAGCTTTGTCTTAACTTGCATGGCACATTCTCCGTTTGTCTATTATCTAAATAATCTACGACACTATCATTTTGTAATAAGCTATTTCCATTTTGGAAAGTAGTAGCAATATAATTACGCAAACAAATAGCATCATCCTCCAATATAATATCATCAATTTCTTCTGGCAGTAATGCATGCGCTCTAATATTGAACACTTTTTGAAATCTCACTTTCTAAAAACTTACGTCTTTGATTAAGCATTACTTCTAGGTTTTTCCTGTTTTGCTCTGCAATAAAAGCCTGGTTTTCACGCTCAATTTCATTTGATTTACTTTCAAGGTCTTTTTGAGCTAAAGCTTGATCATGCTTACCTGATGAAACTTCTGCCATTGCTTTTGCTTCGTTAAGCGTAACATCACTTGCAATTTTGCGCGTATAAACCATTTCCTGTTGTCCCTTGATATGCTTTAACATCATATCAATATTATCAATTTCCATTTGGTGTTGCTGTTGCTGCATAGCTTGTTGTTGAGCCATTTGCTGTTGCTGCATTTGTTGCTGTTGATTTTGCTGTATTTGCTGCTTCCATGCCATAACAAGATTTTCAGGCAATGGTGTATAATCAAGTAAGTCAGCAGGAACAGGTAACCCAGCTTGTAAAAATTGTGGCATAAGCTGCATAAGAACTCTAAAGGTAGAGTCTTTCATGAGTGGAGAAGTAGTAGAATCTGTAATAATAACGTCATATTCAAGCGCAAGATTATCTCTAATTAAAGGTATAAATTGTGCTTGAGCATTGCTAACTATCCTAATTAATCTTCCATCTGCAATATAATCACGTATCATCTTACCTCTAATAATACCAGTACGTTTTTGATACTGCTTTAAAGAGTCAAAGAAAGGAGCTGCTACAGTAAGTCCTGTTCTTTTTCGTGTATTTTCTAATACATCAGCTTGAACATTACTAGTTGCTCCTAGCATTTCAGAATTAACACCAGTTACTTCATTCATTGATACAAGAGCATATTGCAACAATTCATGCATTGCAGAAGGCATATTAGGAGTTATTTTTTCCCTTATACGTTGTAAGCCACCTTCTGTTAGATGTGTTATTCCACCAGGAGTATTAAACGTTTCTTCAGCTTCAGTCTCATCATCAAGCGCACCTTCTTCTACAAATAATCCACTTGATGCTGATGTGTTAACAATATTAAGAATTTGAGATAACCATTTGTTGGCCCACTTTTGAGGATCCATCATTAAAGTTACATATCCAAAATATGTATGAGAATTTTTGTTTCTAAATCCAGTCATGGGCTGAAACATAAAATCATTTACTGCATTATCAGTTGGTTTTTCAAGTAATTGATTACCTGCTATAAAAACATGCTTATAACGTCTTCGATATTGTTTAATAGCCCTTAAACCAGCATTTTCTATAACTTCTTTAGCTTTATTGTATGTTTTTTCATCAAGTTCCTTAATTTCATTATTTTTCATTAAAACACGATAAAAAGGCTCTCTTACATAATATTCATAATGAATTACATCTACTGGATGGCGTACAAAATCATCATTTGCTGATTGGTCTGGTTTATAAGGATGTGGATCACCTGCCATATGCGGATGCTCCATCTGTGGACCTTCAAATATATCGCCACTTCCACCGTCAAAATTTTTCCAACGCTCTTTTACTTCAGCTCGGCTCATTGTAATAACACGTGAACGCCACCTAGTATCACTTAAGTCTTTTTTCTTTGATGCAATGTCATAAAGCATTTCTAATGGGTCTATCCTATTAACTCTAATTTGACCATCTGCTACCTCTTCATAGTCTAATACTGTTTCAGACCAACCATAACCACAAATAAGCATATCTTTAAATGATTCACTATCTTCTGATGGGATATCTGATTCTTCACTAACCCATCCTTCAGCTTGATTCATAAGCGATGCAAATTGAGTATCATTTTGTTCATTTGCTTGCCTTGGTATATATTGTATTTCCCTACGATTTTCTATTTCTAATCCAGCAAGAGCATTAATAGTTCTCGGTATTCTATTAAAAACAATAGAGGGTCTTCTTTCAGATGATAGTTTTTCTATATCTTCATCATCCCATTGTTTTCCAGAATAGAAGTCATAGCATTTATTAGCTTGCTCTCTCCATTCTGAAAAATGACTTTTTGCCCACTCTATCTTCTCTAAAATAGAACGAACTAATTCATCATCATTTAAACGAGAGCTCAATAAATCATATTGTTGATCTTCATCAGCGTAATTTTGATTTGTATCTATACCGACCATGCCGAACCTCTTTTTGCTTTCCTGCGATTATGATATGCATTAATTTTAGCACGACGCGTTTTACTAGGCCATTTTGTTTCCATTTGAGGGTCTAATATACGGGCACAAGCATCTAATAAATCATCGTGTGCACCATATGGAAACTTCATATATTCTTGATGAATAAATTCATCAACCATTTCTTTTTGTTTATTTTCAACAGTTACATAATTACAACTTTCAGGAAGTATAAATCGTTCAGACTCACAAATAGCACCTAGCTTTAAAATACGTTCTTTTTTAGAAACTTTACCTGAAAGCTCAATAACCTTAAATCTGTAGTTGATTCGTTTTTGCTCTTCCATAATCAAGTCAATATCAGTTTGCATTCCATATCTTTCATAACCAACAGATAAAGGCTTATATTTCCTATGTAAATCAAACAACACTCCAATACGCTCATTAATATTTAATCTATCCCGTAAGAAATGTAAAACGTAATAATTATCATCCTCACCTAGACCAATAACTGCCATGGCCGTATAGTCGCTATCTTTTGCTTTAGAGTTTGCAGGGTCTACTAATATATAAACATTTAAATCATTATATGGAATAGAGTTATTTTCATAGAAATTAAGCCAATCAAATTTGAATGACATTTTAGAATCATGGACAGGGTCGAGTAACATTTGGGTGCTAAAAACATATTGACCCATTTCTTTTAACTTTATCTTTAGCTTTTCATCAGACAAAAGCACTCCCTTACCAAATCTTGTGCCATCATCTGTTGCAGCGTATTTTCTAAGAGGCATAATATCGTCTTCAATAAGCTGTGAATATGGGTCATTATAGTGATATCTTGTACCAATAATACGTTTAACACCATGGTCAGCGCCAAGGTTAGTTGATAATTGCCATGCTTCCATTACCTTATGAATCATCATTTCAGAACGAACAGAGTCAATAGTTACCAAATCATCATAAATCATAACGTTAAAATGCTTAGAAGTTGGCTGACCATCAACCACACCCCATGCCTCAATAGTTGATTCCTTTTGATTAGTTTTTCGTTTAAAAATAAGACCATCATCTTCAGACCATTTAGGACTATCTTTTTTTGGATTTTCCCACAAAATATCGGGGAAAAGTGATTTTAAAAGAACATTTCTTTCTACTTCATTTTTAATTTGACGAAGAAAAGCTTTCGCAATAGGGCGAGTAAAAGAAAATATGGCAAAAGAAGGAAATAGTTGACCACCAACTGGTTTAGCTCCTTCACCGTGAGATATTAAAATATCTTGTAACGTCTTTAAAAAAGTAATAAGTGTTGACTTATAATGTTCACGGGCCCACAAATCAATATGATTATCTGGTTCTTGTTCAATTTCTTGACAACGATCTAATACCCATGGATGAAATAAGTCATCTCGTTTACAAATAAACCAGCCAAGAAAAAATAAATCAGTCCTGGAAAGATAGCGTAATACGCCTTTCTTTTCATTATCATCTAACCCCTCAATTCGTTTAACAATGTCTTTATAAGATTCAAGACTTCGCATTATTTAGCTGACCTTTTTTTATTGTATGTATCTATAATTTGCTGACGCGTTAGATGTGGATATTTTTGTAATAATCCATTAATGCTATCTTCTGTTAATTCAGGAGCACTTTTATTTGAAGACGATCCTTTTTTAAAGTTTTCAAACTCTTCAGAACTATAAAAATCAGTTGGCGTTCTAACACGTTTTTTATATGAGTTATAAGCTTCTCTAATACCTTTATTGTGGGTAGCAAGTTCTTTTAATCGTTTTATACTTTGCATAAAACTTTCTTGAGACTGATTCTCTGGATCCAATGCTAATTTGTTTAATTGTTGTTGCTCAAATACATTTCTTAATTGTCCAGCACTTACATTATATTGACCTTTAAGTAACTGACCTAATTGAGTGCTAATATTTTTTAAATTATTATAGTCATCACTACCTAGAGAACGCAATTTATCGCTTTCTGGCAAAGCTCTCCATGCTGTGCTAAATATATTTGGGTTATTTTGAGCAATTTTCTCAGATTGATTTACTAAGTTTAATACTTGATCTGAATTATTTGCAGTATTATAAATTTCAGCCTCATTCTTAGCAGCTTCTTTTTGAGTAGCTTGCTCATAAGGAGAATAAGTAGGAGGAGCTGACAATATACGTGAAATACCGCTAGTATCACCTGATGCGGCTGCTATTTTCAAAGCGGCCTGTTGACCAGGAGTTAAATTATTAAGTAACGTATTTCCTGATGAATCTACATTATCAGATGTTCCACGTGAAACATTTTTGTCATTACCACCAAATAACGAATTTAATGCATCAACTACTTTTTGATGCTGGTCAATTCCAGCTTGTTTAAAACCAAGCATCTGATTACGATAGTCTTTTAATGAATCAAGCTTTTCTCGTTCCATTCCCAACATAGATTGAGCTTGTTTTTGCTTCTGCTCAGCTTCTTGTTGTTCCTGTAATTGCTTTAAATGATTATTGTATAAATTTTGACCAGCCATAAATCCTTGCATTAAATCTTGACCAAAGTTAGGTTTTTGACCTGTCCATGACGCATCTTTTAACATTGTCATACCAAGTATTGGCAAAAGAGGATGTTCATTCCAATTTTTTTCTACCTTTTGACCATAATCTCTAACATTACTTAAAAAATTACTTAACATAGCTTATTTCCTTATTACCATGGTAAAGAAGAAGCAATAGTAGCAACTCCACCAATTGCTTTACCCCAGTCTGTACCACTAGCAGGTGTTTGAGTTTCAGTTCCAGATGAAGTACTTCCAATTCCGCCAAGCGTTTTAATCCAATTCATAATATTTTGAATTGGAATTTGACCCATAACACCAGCTTGATTAAGAGCATTCATACGTTGCTGATTAATTCCAGCTAATGAGCTTGCAGCTCCAGCCTGTTGTTGAGCAAGTCTATTTTGTTCTTGCTCAGATATATTTCCAAATGCTGTTCCTAATGCTCCTGTTTCAGCTGTTGGTGCTGCACCACCATGTAATGCCCCAGCTTTATTAAATTGACTTTGAACATCTGGGATAATGGCATTTCTAGCAGCTTGATATGCTGATGATTTTGTTACATCATTTGGGTCAAATGTTTTACCTAATACTCCTTTATAATACTGTTCAGCATCTCCAATTTCACCAGGTGTTGTTGACCCTTCTCCAAAACTAAATAACTGTTTAATAGCATTATTTAAGTCTGGATTATTTAGCATTGGTTGACCCATGCCTATAGAATTAACAATATTATCCATAAATTGCGGCAATGGACCGGTAGTTGTATTTGATGTAGAAGTAGCTGGTTTTGAATTTTTTTTAGACATTTTTTCTATCCTTAAGTAGTTTAGTAAACATAATTTTGTCTTCATTATAGCCTAATTTTTGTATAATTTTAGACCAACCTTTTCGACCCCATAATTCTATATTTTCGCAACCATTATTCTTGGCCCATTTTTCTACTATTTGCAAAATTTCTTTAACCCAATCATTATATTTTTTGCCCCATAAGTAATAAATTAGACAATATTTTTTATCTAAAAACGTTAAAATTTGAGTAATCATTATAAACCCATTTTTTAATACGTTCTTATAAATCCATATTTGTGTAATTCCAAGCTTTATTTGTTTTATAAGTTCATCATATGGAACTTCATAGTCATCTCTATCTTTAAAGAATGCGTCTATTATGTCTCTATACTTATCTAAGTTTTCATGATTACAAACTATTAATTTATCCAATAAGAACATAACTAAAAGTCCTATCAGCTTGAGCATTATTAGCATGAGTTAAAGTTATTGTTTTTGCAGGTACATCTTTAGATGATATATAAATTGTTCCAGCTCCTATTTCAGCAGAAGCATTTGCAGTTGTTGGAACATATATAAGAATATTACTATTAGATAAAACACCATTAGAGAATGTAATAACAGTACTAGATGAATTAGGAGTTAATGTAACGCTACCACTAATATTAAGTTTACCTTGTTGAACATTATGCATTACAGAAACAGCACGCCTTATCCATTCTTGATGATCTGATGTATAAGCTGGAACAGTTTGATAAGTACTCATACGTATGAACTCTTAGTTAATGATAATGCGCTAATTCCATAAGCTTTATCAAAAGAACCACTTGTTTGACATGCAAATCTTATATATCTACCATTAGCACGCAATGAAACGATTCCATTTCTGGCAGCTGTTTGATAAGGTGTATATTCTACAGCTTGAGATTCGCTGTCTCTATATCCTACTCGACCAACAACTTCACCTGTTACATTAACAATAGGAAGAATGCTTGATACAAATGTTTTATAACCTTGATTTATTTCAAATTCTCCAGTTTCAAATGTAGCATTTATAGTTGATCCAGACAATGTTTGCATTTTGTTTTCTGAAGAAAATAGCGCAAGCTCTCTTTGACCACCCTTCCAAATTGGAGAGTCCCATACAATATTAATATCAGCTAATTTATTATTAGGAGCATAAAGAGCATCTAAATCATCGATTACATAACTACGAGTTGCATATGAAAATATATCCTCAGCATGAATTTGAGCAATTGACCATCTAAGGCTTGAATTAGATGCATAATTAAAAAATAAAACTTTATCTGGTATTTCATTTAATGCATTATTTGATGGATATATCCATGCAATAATAGTTGTATTTGGTATATATCCCCCTACAACTCTGCTCCATAAATTATTTTGAAAATCATCAAAGAAATAATTACTAATTTTACCAGCACTAATAGGGATTGTTTGAGATCCATTAAATATATAAAATCCATCTCGACCAAGAAATGCGACTTGAGAGCCTATTCTTATAATAGAACCTGGTGCAATACATCCATTTTTTTTATCTACTTTATCTGCTTGAAATATAATAGGAGAACCAACATAAGTTAACCTATAAATAGCGTCTTGCTGGAATACTGTTGCGTATTCCCCTCCAACAATACCAGTTATGATAGAATCTGGTCCTGTTAGATCAATAAATGATGCTTGTGTAACAGCATCTTGTGTCCATGATAATGGATTATTAAGAGCAGACCAATGAACTCTATATGGAACTTCACCATCAATACTATCATTAATATTTGCAAACATAAGGAAGTTATTAGACATGTCCATATATTTTGCTGCTGGTATAATTGATGCACTTGATCCACCAGTAGCGCTACTAATACTTATAAATGTAGAATAATCTCCTATTTTGTATACTTGAACAGGTTCAACATAGTTTGTTGCAAATACATAATCATTCCATTGCGTAAAAAACCATCTTCCGTCTGTTTCTGTGTTATATCCGCCTGTATTTGAAATATCATTCCAAGTATTGTTATTACCCAATGAGTATAGTTTAGTTTGGTTTCCAACAAAGTTAGTTGCATCTCCTCCATTATTCCACCCAACAAATGAACCTTGAGCACGAGAATCAATGGCATCTGATAAATCTTGTGGAAAGTTAACTCCTCTATAATTGTTATTATCTGGTATACAGTTTAATGCTACTGTTAATCCTGGGTTATCTTTATCTGGTAAATCTGGCAGCCATTCACTAAATTTAATTTCCATTTAAAATCCTTTGCTAATAACTCTTGAAGTTGCTTTTTTTTGTCTCGTAGCACGATTTAAGCTTTTAACTTGTTGAGCAATGTTAGATTCTAATCTTTGCGCTTGAGATTCATCTCTGAGTATACTCAAGCATAATATTTTCTGCGCTTCGTAGGCTACAAGTGATGACGCATAAATTGTAAATGCGTTAGTATCACTATCGTCCTCTAATGGCTCATAAAGATTTGTATTAAAAAATCTTATTGTATAATTTGATAAATTTGGAGATGGATATAGCCATAATTGATTTTCATATATTGCATAATCAGTTGGTTGTGAGTAAAAATTACCTGGGTCTGCATCTCTTATATAGTCAAATGTTCTTTTAGTTAATGGTATTCTTAAGTTTGATCCAGAGTAAATTAATTCAGCATATGTTATATTACTGAAATATTCAGGAAATCCATCTGTATTATTATAATTTGACTTTTGAGCTACTGTTGTAAGTTGTCCTTCACTATCTTGAAACCAAAAGTTATTAAGTTCACTTAATGTCTTTATAGCTTCATTAATTGCATCATTAGCCTCAGATGCTAAATCTGTTCTAGTTAAATCGTTTAAAACTTTTTGACGAACTTCGCCTAAATTTGCCATATTAATGCTCCAAAAAGTCCATTACTGGAGATAATTCATTTCGTTTAATATCAGATTTAACTATTTTATCAAAATATTCCCTATATTCTTCTTTTAAATAAGCAGTTCCAGCAACTTGATTTATATTGAACATAAATCTAGGCATGTATATATCATCTTTAATATGAACAGAATGCACGCTTTCACCCATTAAAGTTTTCCAGCTCATTGCGCTCATAGCTTCTATTGTATATTTTTTATACAACTCAGAGTAAGGGGAATGATAAGTTTCATTAAAAACAGGAACTCCTTGTGTAAAGTGATATAACTTTGTATTTTTAGGAATATCTTCATAGCCAACCAATATATTCCATTCATCTGGTATTGATCCAATTTTGTCACAGTCTACAAAGCTAATCGTATGCAAAGCTGGTTGCTCTTCAATATAATCAGGAGTCATATATTTTAACTTTTCATTGTTAAAAACCATAACACTTGCCATTTCAAATTTATATCCATCAAATTTTTTAACCCAAATTGCATTGTTTGAGCTAGTATCAATAGATGTTATTAAATCATTGATATCATAAGTTACCAGCATATCAGCATCTAAAAATATGCCAATTCCTTCATAATTACATAAATATGGTACTAAGAATCGAGTGTAAGTAAATGGCGTCAAACCTTTCCTTTTTAAAGGTAATGTTTTATTGATTAAAGGAATAATAGCAACTGGAATCGATGTATGCTTAATAATAGAATGTGATAAAACTTGAAATGAAATAGGCTGTCTTTCATCATATCCAATAAATATTTTTAACATGTTTTACCCTTAGGTCGTAGTATTAAATTAATAGTTGCTATCCTACCATCTTGAGTCATTAATGATTTTTCACTCAATAAATCAAAATATTTTGATATCAATGCAAGCCACTCTATCCATGATTTTAAATTAATATGTGCATTTCGTCCATCATCTAATGTTTTTTTTGCTTCAATAATTGATATAGATAAATATGCCAGTTTTTTAGTTAAATTATGAATATGAAGTATAACTTTCTCACAAAATTCAGGCTCAATATGCTCCATAACGTCTGTACAAACAACTATGTCTGCTGGTTCTGGATTATAATTAAATTTTGGAATAGCAGGATCATATTGATTAATCATAAATGGGAGCTGATGAGCAAGCGTAGACTTTCCGCACCCATAATCTAAAATATCAGTTGTATTAAACTTAAATGCAATCTCGGCTATTTCTCCTGAATAATTCTCACCACTTGTTCCATATGAAGAAGAAGATGCATGTAAAGACTCATTAAGTTTTCTATATTCATTACTTATCATATTTTATCCTTTATTAGTTTTATTGCCTCATTGATACAATAGGCATAATCATTTGAAGTTCGTTGCCAAATATTAGTAACTGTACTATGCCATGGAGCATTTTTACCAATCACACCCATCTGCCATAAACCTTCTCTTGGGCATAACTGAATGACTTTTTGATTTAGCAGTGCAGATAAATGTACGATTGACTGTGGAACTGATACTATAAAATCACAATAATTATTAACAACATATGCTGTTATGTCATAATCATCAATAATAGTATTGTCGTGTATTATTTTATCTTTATATTGAGGATTTTTTTCAAGAAATGAATTAAGTTCATTTTCTGCATTAGCATGATATTGAAATGATATAAAAACAGCATCTAAATCAAACAATGGCTTCCATAACTCTAATGGGCAAATTCTGTGCTTTTGAGCTGTAGTATTAATACCACCTTGCCATGCAAACCCTATAACTAATTCTTTTTTGCAGATATTAGTTAAATATGAAGTTCTTTCAATAAGTCCTTCCGTGTCTTTAACTTTTAAAAAGTTATCTGGTTTTATTTTATCTTCTTTGTTCCAATATAACTTAGCAAGAGAACCAATCGGGAGTTGTGCATCTATATTAAAAAATCTTGTCCAAAATAATTTTTGATTTTTTCTTGTTCCAAAAACTGGAATATCCAACCCTTTTTCCATAAAAGAAAATCTAAATAAATCAGCTAATCTTGGGTGAGCATCAAATATTACATTTACATGCTTATTAGCTTCTTCTAATAATTGAGAAAATATTAGCTCATCTCCTAATCCTTGTTCTCCGTATATAACTACATTTTTTTTCTTATCTGGCTTACCATCCCAGTAAATTGATTTACCATCTTTACTTTTTAAATACTCTCTTTCTTGATTTCCTTCATAAATTTTACGATAATCATAATTATTAAAACCATCCTTATAATTTCCACATCTTAGCTGAGCTATTGAAAGATTCATGCGAGCATTTCTTGTTTCTTTAATTTTTAATGACTTTTCACAATAAGGTATGCCTTTCTCTGGATTTGCACTATGAATATAAGATGATGAAATATTTGTCATGCAGTCATGATTATTAGGCGTAAGATTTAAAGCTTTTTCAAAAGCTTCTTTTGCCTTTTCTTCATCTTGCATTCTACTATAGCAAACACCTAAATTTCCCCACACAGAAGCCTCATCATTTTTATCTTTAACACCAAGCTCTAATGTTTTAAGGAAAGCATTTGACGCTACTACATAGTTTGATTTTTTTAGCTCTAAATTAGCAAACGCATGCCAACACACGCTTTCATTTGGATAATCATTAAAAATTTTTATAATAATTTTTTCGGCCTCTTGTAAGTTTTCTGTACTTACATTCTCTTCTGATGTTATTAGATTATGTGCCTTTTTAAGCATGTCGTTAAATGTTATCTTTTTCAATGTTTGCCTCATTTTGTTTACTAAAAACACAATATATTGTATCTTTTAATTTTAATGTTTACAAAAGAAACGATAATAATGTTTATGAATGGTGATTTATTTACTTGTGCATACGAATTCATGAAAGAACATGAAGGTGGATTTGTTAATAATAAGAATGATAAAGGAGGTGCTACAAAATGGGGTATTTCACTTCGATTTTTAGATTTAAATAAAATTGATATTAATCAAGATGGAATTATTGATATTAATGATATTAAAGATTTAACGCCTGAGCAAACTAAAACTATTTACTATAATTACTTCTGGCGTATGCCAAAAATATATATGATCCCATATAAAGAACTCGCTATTAAAGCATTTGATATGGGTGTTAATGCTGGACCAGGAAGATCTATCCAACTTTTGCAAAGAGCGATTAATCTTAACTTATCACGTAATAATTGGATAATTACAGACGGAAAGATAGGCCCTCAAACATGCGGTAAAATGGTTAGCATACCACTTAAAACTATGATTGATAGCTATTGTGAAACATTAAAGAACTATTATCTTAAAATAATAAAATTTAATCCGTCTCAAGAAGAGTTTAAAAATGGTTGGTTAAACCGAGCTTATGATGTGGAGTTTGTTAAATGAGCTTTGAGCCAATTACTGCTGTTTTTGATTTTGGTAAAACAATTTTAAATAAATTCATTACTGATAAAGATGAGGCTTTAAAGGCTGAAGTAGCTTTTGCTAAAATGTTACAAGAAGGTGAGTTTAAAGCTCAAGAGGTTGCAATACAAGAGGCAACGCTTGCAGCTAATAATGTTAAAGCTGAGATTCAAGGTGAAAGTCCAGCTCAGAGAAATTGGCGGCCACATTTTATGTATGTAATGATGGCCAATATATCTATCATCACTATTTATAACTCTCTTATTTATCCATTTGTTCACATATGGGTTCCTACTTTCCCTGAGCTAGTTGCTCCCCCACAATTCTGGCATGTAATTGAGCTAGGACTTACAGGTTATGTTGTTAGCAGAGGGGCAGAAAAGCTTGGTAAAACTATCATGGATAAATGGCCAAAGAAATGAAATCTACAGAACGTAAAGAGCAGATAGCGTTTATCAACTGGGCTAATGCATGTTATTTATTAAAACCTTATGATTTTTACCATATACCAAACGAAGGCAAGCGTAGCCCTAAAACAGGAGCTATTCTTAAGATGATGGGGTTTAAAAAAGGTATTGTTGACGTTCATATCGCAAAGCGCGTTACCCCTTATAATTCATTATGGATTGAGTTTAAATCACCTGAAGACTCCCTATCAAAGTCTGGTAAATTAAGCGATGAGCAAATCGATTTTTTATTTTATAGGCTAACTCAGCAAGATGCTGTAGCAGTATGCTATAATTCTCAACAGGCAATTAATGTTACGATCGCCTATTTGAAGGGATTATATAATCATGATTATATCAATAATGAAAAAATTAAAGGACTTTATCAAGCGTATCTTCAGTCATAAGAATATTCGTAGAACAACTCGAAAAGAAGCCGAGCTTGAGTATTTGAAATGGCGCTATTTCTTTGAAATCATAACTAGAAAATACATGATTATATTAATTCTGTTGAGTATTATTTGGCTTAAAGAAAGCTCGCCAATCCATTTAAGGTCATGGCTTGACGCTTTAACATGATGTCTGAGAGGTTGGACTCGAACCAACGACCCCTTGCGTCCAAGGCAAGTACGCTACCAAGCTGCGCTACTCTCAGATAAAAAAATGCCCATCATAAAGATGGGCGAAAACTTTTTCGTTGGCTCAAGGAAATGATATCCGTAAAGGATAAGATGTGAGAACGGTTATTTTATCAAATATGTTCGACAACGCAAGAAGAATTATGAATCTCCACCAATCTTCTGGTATTTTTATCCTGGAAATACATTTCTCCATTTTCGCGAGTATCGACGACGCCATTTGAAATACCATCGTAAATCAACTGACCCATTGAGTAACATTTAACTTTAGCATCAGTTCCCCAAGCTAAATAAGTTGCTCTTTTCCCTGCAGAACAGCCAGCCATTAAAGACAATAATAGGATTACCGCAACAAATATAATTACTTTCATTTTTTCTTTTTCCTAGATCTACCTGATTTACTAAGCGCTATGGCGATCGCCTGCTTCTGTGGTTTACCGGCAGCCATTTCAGTACGTATGTTATCTGACACAACTTTTTTTGACTTACCTTTTTTAAGTGGCATTACTTTTCTCATTTGAACAATGCTATAATATTATCATAATGGATTAACAATAAGGATATTTACTATGTGTCGATTTTTCGTTAGCGACGCCCGCACAAACTCTCGTTCTTTTGGCGATAAAGCTGGTCTACTCTGCGGTATAGCAGCCGGAATTGCCGTAACTACTGTCTTCACATTTGGGTTTAACATTCCAGTTACCTTTCTTTCGGTTGGTTTTTATTTAGCAACAACTCTGATTGCCGAACGTGTAACTGCACCTATTGCTTCCTGGTTCTATAGAAGATTTCTACAAACTCCATTGTTGAGACAAGAAGCAGGACTACCAATAAGAGATGATAGAAGCGACCATAGCGAAAGCGATAGAGTTTGTCCTATTTGTTAATATATAAAATATATATATTACTTATTATATGATACAAACAAGCATTTGCTATTGGTTTTATAGCTAAATCTTTTACCGCTTATCGTCCATGCATTACCGTCAAATTTAACATAGCCATACTTAGATAAAATAATACCTTTATCGATATAGCATGTTAAAAATCCTTTATTTTTACTTGCTTTATAATTTTTTAAAAGTTGATACGTGGACATTATAAGCAATAATGTTAATATTCCACTAAGTAATAATATAAAGAATAATATAATATTTCTTATAAATGTTTCAATCATCATTTAACCTGCAACGTTAATTTTAATATATTATTAGTGTTAATATGATTAGGATAATAAAACCCATAATATATAATTCCTATAACTATACCTGTTAATAATATAATAGTTATCATAAACATTCCTGCTTTTATAAGCTCTAATCCCCACTCTTTAATATCTAACCAGTCAATAAAATTCATTTCAGATAATATATATTTACCAATTATAATTCCAACTAAAAAACTTACAATAATAATAATTAATGCCATTATTTGTTCACTGTTCATAATTACTTCACCTGCAACGTTGGCGTAAAATCAATATGACAACCAGCTATTTTATTATCAGATGAATAATCAGCTTTTATTTTCATCTTATCCACTTGAATTATTTCTTTTATATTAAAATATTCTTCAGGAATAATGTTTTCATTATCTATAATTACACTTCCAGAATTATTCCTAAGTAATACAGTTAATTCAGGTGATTCAATCTTTTTAATATTACATTCAATCATGTTATTACGTAGATAGTTAGAAATATAATTTACCTTTGATTCTATTCTCTTAGCTTTGACGGCAAGTTTCTTAGAGGCTTCTTTAATAGCTTTAGCATTAGCTTCTAAACTACGAATAATTTTAATAATGTTGATAGCTTTATCCTCAAAGGAATCTTTTATTTGCTCAAGACATTCTGAAAGGCCTATCGTTGCTATCTCATCTTCTGAGCACTCAGCAAGCATATTAGCGAATGCCAAGTAATCATCTTTTATTTGGTAAAGTGTAAAGTCATTCATTTGAATTTTCCCATCTTCCATCCGCGCGCCCTTCTGAGTCATATTCTTCAACAAATTTTATTTTCTGAATTGAATTTAATATTTCAAATGGTGTCATATCATCATCATATGTTAATTTAAAACTTATATTAAAATCATGACCTTCAACATATCGACCGTATGTTGTTATACTATCTTCAAGAACAGGCTCATCATGCTCTATAAATCCTGAGTCATCCTCAGCATTTAATTTTATCAGAAGTGTTTTTAAATCACATTTGAATATATTAATCAATTCTTTTATTATTGGTTTATCCATCAAAACTTTAATTTGATTTTCTGTTAAATCATTCATTTTTTTCATCCTCTATATATTTATACATTTCTTTTATTATTTTGAAAAAATAATTACATGCATAATTATATTTTTCATCTTGATATAAAAATTTTATTAATCTCCTTTCTAGAAAAGGATCAGCGTTTTTAGTATTTGTAACAATATCAATTGCTGCTTTAGAAGCTATTAAAAATATTTGAAATTCTCTATCGTTAATCTTTTTAAAGTTATTCATGATTTTTCCAGTTTTTCCATATTATAAATTATTTTTTCATACGCTTCTTTTATTCTATCAAAGTTAGAGTAAGAATAATCATAACCTCTAGATGTATCTATTTTTTCTAAAAATTCACCAATTCTTGTTATAGCATAAGCAACCAAAAACATCTGAAATTCTCTATCGTTCATTAATTATTTACCTATAATTTTTTTTACATTTTTTATATAAATTTGTTATTAAAAATTATTCATCACCATAGCCATAGCCATCACCAGATCCATTACCATAGCCATCACCAGATCCATTACCATAGCAATCACCAGATCCATCACCAGATCCATCACCATAGCCATAGCCAGAGTCATCACCATAGCCATAGCCAGAGTCATCACCAGATCCATTACCATAGCAATCACCAGATCCATCACCAGATCCATCACCATAGCCATAGCCAGAGTCATCACCAGAGCCAAAGCCAGAGTCATCACCAGAGCCAAAGCCAGCTCCATCACCAGAGCCAGATCTTTTTATTTGATTAAGATAACTCATTTTTTTAAATCGCCTGTGCTTCTGGACATTCTTTGATATTTTCAATGGTTCTCTTTGGTAATTTAATAATTTCAATAGCATTAAGCCATACCTCACCAACAGGTGAACAAACTTTTGTATCTGGTGAATTATAATCTAAACCATAATTTGCAATACCACTTAAACTTATTGATTTTTTAGCCTTCCATCTCCAT